GCAGGAGTTAGGCGCGACTGTCCACGGGAGTGGCGGTCACAAGGGCATTCCTGGTCCAGCTGCGGCGGGGCAAGCACCAGGGGGCAGGCGAACCAAGCCCGTTCGACACGCCAATCGGCAGAGTGCAATCCGAGCATTCCACGCAGCCAAGGGGGCTACCCGTCAGCAGAGGAACGCGATCACAATCGCGATGGCAAAGCGTAGGGGGATCAAATTCGTTCTCTTGGAGAGACCCAAAGGGGGCAAGGGGGTCTTCGCAATCGGGGGAGGAAAGCGAAAGACAACGACGCGCCTGCTATGGGACGTATCCCGTGGAAGCGTTCGCATCGCACCAACTCCGACCCTTGGTCCCACGCTGAAGCGTATCGAGCCCATGATTCCTCGCATGCAGGAGCAAGCCCTGCTCAAGCAACTTCGATTCCACAAGTGCTGTGGGTACTAGTGCACTCACACTTCATGAGCACAACAGGAATCAGGGGCAGCACAGGGGACAGAAGAAAAGAAAGCGATCGCGAAAGCAGCATAAAACAAGCTGTTTCATCTATTCACGAAACAGCATGAATCATGCTGGATCGTAAAGGTACTGTGGGTGCCCACGCCCGGCCCCGGGGTGTTCATTCGACACGGCCCATCGCTCGCAAAGAGCAGGGTCAATTCAAGCGTTAACCGCTGCAAAAAACGGCGCGGTTAACTCTCACCGGTTAACGCATGCCGCGACTCGTTTCCCGTGCGGAATTCGCGCGGCTCTGCAAAGTCTCGAAGGCTGCAATCACGAAGGCGTGCGCGAAGTCGCTCGCGGCCGCGTGCCAGGCCGATCGGATTAACGTCGACCACGCTGCGGCCGTCGCCTACCGGAAGGTCAGGGACGCGGCTGCCGACGCGGCTCCGACGCCCCATAAGAAACCGGCTCGAACGAGGCGGCGCGCTCCGACGGCGCCACGCAAGACGACCCGAAAGAAGCCGCCGGCGCCGACCGAGGCCCGACCGAAAGCGGAGCCCGGGGAACCAGCAGCGACGGACGACGAGCTCGACGCGTACGCCGGCATGCTCCGCCCGCTCGTCGAGCGATTCGGTACCTCCCGGACGTTTCTCGACTGGCTGAAGGCTTCGAAAGAAATCGAGCTCATTCGAGCTCGGAAGCTCGAAAACGACGAGACCGAAGGGCGACTGATCTCCCGAGACTTCGTCGCAACGCATGTCGTCAAGCTCGTGGACGCCTGCTGGCGGCGCCTTCTGCAGGACGCCCCGAAGACGATCGCCCGGAGGATCTACGCGCTCGCGAAAACGCAGGAGCCCGTCGAGTCCGCCGAGCGCGTCGTCACCGAAATAATCGCATCACTGCTCGAGGGCCTGAAGACAACGGCCGCGAAGCTGGTCCGGAATGCATGACTTCGAGTCCGGACAACGCGAGTGGCTCGCCTGTCAGTTCGAAGACCTGACGACCACGCTCGTCAGCCTGACCCCGAGCCAGTGGGCGGAGCAGAAGCGCTACCTCCCGCCGCAGCTCACGAACCTCCCGGGCTACTACCGGTTCGAGGTCACCCCGTATCTACGGGAAATCATCGATTGCCTGAGCGTCGACTCTCCGATCCGGGAGGTCTCGCTCATGAAGGGCGCGCAGATCGGCGCGACCGTCGGCGTCCTCGAAAATTATCTCGGGTACCTGATCGACTTCGTGAAGACCGCTCCCGTCATGCTGGTGACGGCCGACGCGGAGATGGCGAAGCAACGGCTTGAGTCGAACATCGTCCCGATGCTCCAGCTCTCGAAGCTGGACCACCTGATTCGATCATCCGACGAATCGAACGCTCGAAAGACCGGCAGGACCGACAAGAAACTCGAATGGGAGGGCGGCGGCTACGCGCTGCCGTTCGGCGCGCAGAACGCCAACAAGCTGCGCATGTGGTCGATTCAGGCTCTCCTGAACGACGAGGTGGACGGGTGGCCCGACGTCGTCGGTAAGGAAGGCGACCCGATGGCCATCGTCCGGCGGCGAACCGCCGGATACGAGAACAGCCGGAAGATCTTCGATACGTCGACGCCGCTGATCCGGGGCACGTCGAAGATCGCCGAGCGGTTCGCCCTCGGGGACCAGCGTTATTACTACGTCTGCTGCCTGTCGTGCGGGTTCGCGCAGGTCCTCCGGTGGAGTCACACCGACGAGCACGGTGTCGTTTCCGGGATCCGCTGGGATCTCGACAACGGGATCCTCGTTCCGGACTCGGTCCGGTACCTGTGCCAGGACTGCGGTCACGAGCATTTCAACGACGACAAGACGCGCCTTCTTTCGCCCGACCACGGCGCCGAGTGGCGCCCAACGGCGCTCCCGAGGTCGCCGTTTCATCGCTCCTACCACCTGAGCGCGCTCTACTCCCCCGTCGGAATGCAGACGTGGGAAGCCTGCGTCCGGCTATGGCTGGAAGCGTGGGACCCGGAGAAGAACCGCGAGCGCGACGTCGCGAAGCTGCAGGTTTTTTACAATACGATTCTCGGCGAGCCGTTCGAGATCCGCGGCGAGCGCGTGCGCTTCGAAGCGGTGTCCGAACATCGAAGAGCCGATTACACCTTCGGGCAGATCCCGAACGCCTTCGCGTCGCGGCACTGCGGCGGGCCTGTCTTGCTCCTGACGTGCGCGGTCGACGTGCACAAAGAGAGCCTGGCGGTTTCCGTCTTCGGTTGGTGCCGCGGTCGTCGAACGTTTCTCGTCGACTACCTCCGTTTCGAGGGTGAGGTCGAGCAACTCGACGACCCCGGGACTTGGGGCGAGCTCCGAAAGCTCATAGAGCAAAAGGAGTACGTCGCCGATGACGGCAAGAAGTACGGGATCGCGTTCACGCTGATCGACTCGGGGTACCTACCCGACAAGGTGTGCGAATTCTGCAGCGGGTACGATGCGGGCGTCGCGCCGCTGAAGGGCCGCGAGGCTCCCCCGAAAAACGCGACAATCAAAGAGTTCTCTCCGTTCGAGACGAAGGTCGGCGTCCGCGCTTTCGGCATCACGGTCGATCTCTACAAGGAACGATGGTCCGCGGCGCTTCGGCGATCGTGGGACGGCGTCGGGGCGCAGCCGGTCGGGCATTTCAACGCGCCGATCGATATCGCCGACAAGCAACTTCGCGAGCTCACCGCAGAGGTCAAACGCGAGAAGCGCGACGCGAGAACAGGTCGGCTCCTCGGCTTCGAATGGCATCGTCCTTCTGGTTCAGCAAACGAACTTTGGGACACGCTTATCTACGCGAACGCCGCACTGGACATTCTCGCTTGGGACGTCTGCCGTGTGCAGTTCGGGCAGGAGCAAGTCGTGTGGGCTGACTTCTACGACTTCGTAGAACAGCAACGCCTGTACTTCCGAGAGTAGCCACATGACCGATTGTTGCACCGACACCGAGTGGATTCAGGCTCGGATCGACGCGACGAAGGCGCTGATCGTCAAGTACGAGGAAGCCATGCTCGCCATCGGCGGCGGGGCGCAGTCGTACACAATCGAGACCGGGCAAACCCGGCAAGTCGTCACGAAAGCGAACGTCACCGAAGCACGGCGCGCGCTCGAGAGCCTCGAGAGTCGGCTCGCCTACTACCAGGGGCAACTCTGCGGGACCGGAGTCACGCGCGTGATCCCGAGCTACTGAAATGTTCGGCTTCACCAAATCCGAAACGGCGCGCGCGCTCGATGCCCTCTATGGGGAGCCAGCGCAGCAGGCGCGGGAGCTCGAGCCGACTCCGACCGCTTCGAGCGGCGGTGTTTCGCCGTGGCAGTGGGCCGTCGACGACGGCTCGAAGTTCCCTGGCGGCTTCGGCCCCACGAAAATCCTCTGGACCGACTACTGGGCGCTTCGGCAGCGGAGCTCGGTCCTTTTCGAACAGAACCTCTATGCGCGCGGCTTGATCCGCCGGCTCGTAACGAACGAGATCAACGTCGGGCTCCATCTCGAGGCGACCCCAGAGGAGAAGATCCTCGGCTTGCCAGAGGACGGGCTAAGCGACTGGTCGGAGGACGTCGAGAACCGCTTCCACCTCTGGGAGTCGGATCCGGAGCTCTGCGACCAGAATGAGTGCATGACGTTCGGCGCCTTGCAGGCGACGATTCGTCGAGAAGCCCTCGTCTCGGGTGACGTGCTCGTCGTCCTTCGGCAGGATCCTCGCACCAAGCTCCCGCGAATCCAGATCATCGGCGGGGAATGCGTGCAGACACCGCTCGAGTTCGCTCTGGGCGGGAAGACGCGGACCGGCAACGAGATCGTTCACGGCGTGGAGCGGGACTCGAGCGGTCGCCATCTCGCCTTCTGGATCGAGCAAGCCAACGGCACGTCGAAGCGACTGCCAGCGTACGGCGAGAAGTCCGGCCGGCGGATCGCCTGGCTGGTCTACGGAACCGACAAGCGTCTGAAGGACGTTCGCGGAAAGCCGATGCTGGCGCTGGTCATGCAGTCGATGCTCGAGATCGACCGCTACCGCGACGCCACCCAACGAAAGGCCGTCATCAATTCGATGCTGGCCATGTTCGTCACGAAGACGCAGGACAAGCCCGGCAGTCGTCCTCTGACGGCTGGCGCTATCCGGCGCGGAACGGATCCAGCGACCGACTCGAACGGAGTCGCCAGAAGATTCCGAGCTGCGGAGCACATTCCGGGGCTCGTGCTCGAGGAGCTGCAGCACGGCGAGGAGCCGAAAGCGTTCCAGACCAGCGGCACCACGGAAGCGTACGGCGTTTTCGAGGAGGCGATCGTCCAAGCGATGGCGTGGGCGAACGAGATCCCTCCCGAGATCATGACGCTCGCGTTCTCGAACAATTACAGCGCGAGCCAGGCGGCGATCAACGAATTCAAGATCTACCTGAACCGCGTCCGCACCGACTTCGGTCGGGAACTCTGTCAGCCGCTCTACGTGGAATGGCTCGTCGCTCAGGTCCTCGCGAAGAAGATCCCGGCGTCCGGCCTTCTAGAGGCGTGGCGCGACTACTCGCAGCACGACACGTTCGGAGCGTGGGTGCTCGCGGATTGGAGCGGCAACGTCAAGCCCGCGGTAGATCAGAGCAAGCTGGTCGACGGCTACGACAAGCAAGTGGCCGGTGGCTACATGACGCGCGACCGCGCGGCGCGAGAGCTGAACGGGTCGAAGTACTCGAAGAACGTCAAGAAGCTGCGGCTCGAGAACGAGGCGCTGGCCGAGGCGAACAAGCCGATGGCAGAGCTCGAGGCTTCCAAGAAACCGCAGCCGCCGGCGGCCCCAGTGACTGAGCCGGTGGCGCCCGACGATCCAAACAACGACGGCAACGACGACGGCGCCGCAGCCGACGAGAACGCCGAAGGACTCCCAAACTGATGTGGCTCCTAAAGGAAGACCTGTTCAAGGCCATGGAGGCCGCGCGTCGCGCCGGTCTCACGGTGACGGCCGCGCAGTGCGTCGAGCACGCGAAGAACAGCGAGCCGAGCGCCGAGGGGATCCCCAGAAACCTCAAGGTCGCGGGCGACGTCGCCGAGATCCGCGTCGAGGGCGTCCTCACGAAGAAGCCCGACTTTTGGTCTTGGCTCTTCGGCGGCGGCAACACCACCTACGAACAGATCCAGCAAGCGCTCGCGATCTGCGCGGCCGACACCTCGATCAAGCGGGTGCGGTTCTACGTCGATAGCCCCGGCGGGCACGTCGACGGACTCTTCGACACGCTCGCGGCGATCGACGCCTTCCCGAAACCGAAGAGCGTCACGGCGGCTTTCGCCTGCTCGGCGGCCTACGCGATCGCGGCCGTCGCTGGGAAGATCGAAGCGACGAACGAAGCGGTCGAGGTCGGCAGCATTGGCGTCGCGGTGCGATACGTCTCCTACTCGGACGTCGAGAACATCGATATCACGAGCACGGAAGCGCCGGACAAGCGCCCGGACCCGAAGACCGAAGAGGGTCGCGCGGTCATCCGGAAGACGCTCGACGATATCCACGACCTCTTCGTCGATGCGATCGCGCATGGGCGCGGAACGACGACCGATCTCGTAAATGCAAACTTCGGCAGGGGCGCCACGCTCCTCGCCGCAGAGGCGAAGAAACGCAAGATGATCGACCGCATCGCGAAACCCGCGTTGCGTGCGATCGAACCAAGCACGGATCCGGCGGAACCGGACCCGATCGAAAGCTCCGCCGTCTCCGGCGGGCGAACGGAGACAATCCCAATGACCATCGAAGAACTGAAGAAGGCACACCCGGAACTCTGCTCTGCGCTCCTCTCAGAAGGAGAGCAAGCCGGCGTGACCAAGGAACGGAAGCGCGTCAACGCACACCTCAAGCTCGGCACGTCGAGCGGCGACATGAAGCTCGCGCACGACTCGATCGCCAGCGGCGTCAGCGCCATGGACGAAGAGGTCTTCGCGGCCTACCAGTCCGCGGCGATGAATCGTCGCGACCAGGGCAATCGCCAGGCGGATTCAAACGCCGCGGGCGCCGCGCTCGGTGGCGCGAAGCCGGCGGTCGAGACCGCTGGCGAGAAGGATCTCGGGGACCGCGTCGCCGATGCGATGCGATTGCCCCAGGTGACGGCGTAGTCCGAGTTGATCGGGCACTACTGAGAAGGAAACCAGAGAAATGGGAACCCTCGACAAAGTGGATATCGATACGGGTGCAGTCGAACTCGAAGGCGGCCAGTTCCGCGACGAGCTCCTGACCTTTGCTGGCCTCGACACGTTCGTAAAGGGAACGCTGCTCGCACGACAGAGGGTCGCCCTGACCTTCACGCCGTCTGCGGTGACGGGAACCGGTAACGGTACCTGCACGGCCGGCACAGTGGTTGCCGGTCAGAACGTCCCGAAGGTCGGCAACTACAAGCTGACCTGCGTCACGGCCATTACGAACGGCGGGACGTTCCGGCTCGATGATCCGGACGGTCAGGAAGTGGCCGGAAGCTTGACGCTCACTGTGGGCGCAGGCGCCGCGACAGTGTTGAAGGCCGGAGGCCTGCAGTTCACGGTGACGGACGGCTCGACGGACTTCGTGGTCGGCGACTTCTTCACGCTGCCAATCGCCGCGAACGGCACGAACGGGAAGCTAGTCCCGTTCAACCCGGCCACGGGAGCCGGCGGCGCGCAGCTCCCCACACACGTGCTCACCTATGAAGTGAGCAAGGCCGGAGCGGGTGACGTCATCGTCCGAGCGTTCTGCTTCGGGCGCGTGAAGAAAGAGCGCTTGATCATCGACGTCGACGGAACAGGCGCGAACGTCACGGCAGCGATCCTCGACCAACTACGCGCCGAAGGCATCACGGCGATCGATACCAAGCAACTCGCCGTACTCGACAACTAGCCAAAACCGCGACCGCAGCGCGCGCCGCAAGGTTTGGCGCTGCGGTCGCATCCAACAACGACCACGGAGCCGCGGGAGCGGTTTCCAATCCCTGCGCGCGAACCATTCGCGTGAGCGGGGGCGCATCGGTGCGCACGCACCAGAGGAAAACCTCCAATGAGTGATTCAAGTACGCGACGCATGATCCAGGCGTATGTGGAGCGGGCTCCCGCTCCGCGATACCTGTCGAGTTTCTTCACGCTGCGACCGGAGAATATCCACGACAGCGAACTGATCGAGATGGACATTCAGCGGAGCAACGAGGACGTCGCCGTTCCCGTCCCGGACGTGAGTACCGGGCCGCGAATGAACGAGAACGACAAGTACACCAACAAGGCGTTCACGCCGCCGATCTTCAAGGAAGCAGCCGGGATCACGGCGTTCGAGCAGGTCAAACGCCAACCCGGAGTGGATCCTTTTCAAGATCCGAACTTCCTCGCGAACGCTGGCCGTCAGGCCTTCGCTCTCATGGGGAAGATGGGCGACAAGGTGAACCGCGCCGTCGAACTCATGGCGTCGCAGGTCTTGCAAGACGGCGTGATCACTCTCATCGATTCGGGCGGTAACACGCTCTACACGATCGACTTTCTCATGAAGTCGTCGCACAAGATCACAGTGGGCACCGCGTGGGCGGTGGACGGCAGCACCGGCGCGCCGCTCGCAGACATCGCCGCAGCCTCGCGCGTCGTCCGCAAGGATGGCAAGACGCGACCGGACCGCTTGAACTTCGGCGCGAGCGCGATCCAGCGCTTCCTAGCCAACGCGAACGTCCAGAAGCAACTCGACAAAACGCAGCTGAACCTCGGTGCTCTGCAACCGTCGCAACGGAACGAGGACGCGACCTTCGTCGGGATGATCTGGATCGACAACTACCAGTACGAGATGTGGCGCTATGACGGGTACTTCGCGCACCCGCAGACCGGCACGATCACGCCCTACATCTCGGACGACAACCTGATCATCTCGTCGTCGAGTGCCCGAATGGACCTGACGGTCGGCACGATTCCCATGTTCGTGCAGCCCGAACAGCGCGTCTCCGGGTTCCTGCCCTCGCAGATCAACGCCC